AATTATAAATGTTATTATTATTTTTTTTTTAATTCTGGAGATATTTTAAAAAGCATTATTATTTATATTAATTCTATTATTTATATTAATTATATTAATTATATTAATTATATTAATTATATTATTTATATTATTTATATTATTTATATTATTTATATTATAATATTATTTATATAATATTATACAAAATTAATATTTGTTGGTAATTCTGCTCTATTTCTCCAATCATTTTTTAAATTTCTTATTAAATTTTTATTTTCAACAACAGAAGTTATAAAATCTATTTTATCTTTTTTTCTGTATAATACAAATGCTTGATTCCACCCAGTTCTTTCTGATACTAAAAATTTATAAGTAGAACTAGATCCTCCAGTTCCATCTACATAACTAATTCTATCATAACCAGGTAAATAATTTGAACGTACAGAACCGCCTTCTAATCTAGAAGCAAATATTTTTATATTTTTTCTATCTATTTTATCTCCTCCATCATTATAAAATCTATTTCTATCATTTTCTGAATTATAATTATATGTATCATCATCTTCATTTGGTTTTGGTTTATCTCCAGTTTGCACGAGTGTTTTATAACCATCAATGCTTGTTATATCTAATTCTGTTACATTCCATTGGGTATCATCTGGAGATCTCATCCAACCTCTAAATCTACAATAATCACAAGTATCAGATGGTATATTAGTTATAGTTGCTCTATTATAATCTGCCCATTTAAATTCAAAAAATCTTCCTGCTTTATCTGAAAATAATATATCTGGACAATTCTCATAAAATTTAGATTCATTTAACCAATCAGTTACTCTATTAAATAATTTATATATTACTATTCCTTTAGAATTATTTATTACTAATTCACCAATATCAGTTAATTCTAAATAAGCGTTTGAATTTCCTGATGTGCCAGTACTCCATAATACTTGATTATCTGAATTAACAATAACTAAATTACCATTTGATTGTAAAACTAAACCATGTAAATTAGTACCTATATTTTTAGCAATAGGTACAGAGTAATTAGTTCCTTCAGGACCACGGATATATAATTCGCCTTTATCAGTCATAGAAAAATTCCATTTACCATTTGTTAGTATAACAATACCATTAGTTATATTCTTAGTAAACATAGTATTTTTATATAATTTTGTAGAATTTGAATTATATTGATTTTTATTCTCATTATTAATAATAGTATATGAACCTTCGAAATTTAAACCCAATAATACACTAACTATAATCAAAGATACTATTAAAAACAATATTAAGATATTGGTTTTAGATAAACGCATTATAAAATATTATTATATTATTATTATATTATTATTATTATATTATATTATATTATTATTGTTATATAATTTTTATATAATTTTTATATAATTTTTATATAATTTTTATATAATTTTTATATAATTTTTATATAATTGTTATATTAAGAAATTTTTTTTGTTTTATTAAACCATTTATTTTGTATAGTTGACCATATTGCGATTTTTTTTATATCTATAATTTTTTGTGATTGTAAATATGCAACAATACCAATAATAAGCATCATGAATAATAATATAATACCAAGTATAGAAAATGTATTAGTAGAAGGTTGATATTGCACCATTGGCATGGTATTAATAGGTATTTGCTGTTGAGAGTAATATTGCTGTGGAAGATAATATTGCTGTGGAAGATAATATTGCTGTGAGGGAGTTTGTTGTGGAAGATAATATTGTGGAGGAGCTTGCTGTTGAGGAGCTTGTTGTTGAGGCGCTTGCTGTTGAGGAGCTTGCTGTTGAGGAGCTTGCTGTTGAGGAGCTTGCTGTTGAGGAGCTTGCTGTTGAGGAGCTTGCTGTTGAGGAGCTTGCTGTAGAGGCACTTGCTGTGGAGATGCGGTAATAATATCCTCTTGTGTATTCATATTATTCTATATTATTCTATATTATATATAAAAAAAATAATTAATAATAATTTTAATTTGTATTTGTAGTTGAACTACTTGTAGTAATGATTGTTTCAGTATTTGTATTAGAACCTTTATTAGTATGAGCACCTGATGTAATTGTAGCAGATGAATATATATTATTTATATCTATATTATCCGAAGCTGGTAAATTAGAATTTGTTATAATAGTTTTAGAGGCATTATTAACATTATTATTAGATGAACTATTAACATTATTAGATGTATTATTTGGTGTTATTACAAGCATAATATTATATAAAATAATATATAAAATAATAAAACTAACAAATATTAATAGTATTAAACCAATATTTTGTAATAATCTATGTTTTTTTGAAGTCAGTATTATTGGGTTTATATTTGTATTTGTACTTTTTAAATTTGATTTTTTTTTATTCTTCATATCTTATAATATTATAATATAGATTATATTATAATATAGATTATATTATAATATAGATTATATTATAATATATAATTTTTATTTAAGAATTTAAGAATTTAAGTTATATCATCAAGTACTATTATTTCTATAAAATTGTTTTAATTTTTCAATGATTTCTATAATATTCTTTTAATTTTTCAATTATTTGTGGGTGATTTTCTATTATATCCTTTGCAAAATCATCTCTAAGACTATGTTTTTTATATAAGACAAATGCTTGGTTATAAAGTGATCCTCCTCTTGCCATTACTAAAAATTTATATGTATAAAGGTTACTATCTACATAGCTTACTCTTAGATAACCCGGTAAATAATTAGATTTAGATATACCTCCCCTTATGCTTAATGGTTTTCTTATTTTCACACCTGTATTTCCTGGTTTATTACCACCATGATTATAGAAGTATGTTATATCCCAGCTACGATTATAATTATCAGATCCAAGATATGCAGGGTCGTTTTTATTAGGTTTATTGTCATCTCCTTCAGTTTTTTGTTTATAATAATTAAAATCTAAAAGATTAAGTTCACGCACATTCCATTCTGTATTAGAATCACTAACACACCAGCCACGAAATACATTACTTCCAGAACAATTATCATTATCATTTATATTATCTTCATAAAGAATACCATCTTTTGTTTGATTTCCATTACTAGACCATGTAAATGGGAAGAATCTGCCTTTTTTATCAGAAAATACAATATTAGGTGAATTATCATAAAAAGCAGTTAGTAAATGAGCTCTTATTCTAGATCTTACATAATGTATAATAGTACCACTTGAATTTTTAATATATAATTCACCAGTATCTTCTAATTCTAAATAAGCACCTGAGAAGTTACCGATATTAGTATTATAAATAATATTCCCTTCTGTATTTTTAATAACGAAATTACCATCATGTTGCATAGTAAGACTTTGCACAGAATTACTTTGCACAGAATTACTTGGATTAACTCTATAACTATGTCCATTAGGTCCGTTTATATATAAGTCCCCATTTTCAAGTATTGAAAATGTATAATTTCCACTTCTAAGAATAATTACACCGCCTGTAATATCTCTAACAAATCTAAATCCAGGTCCTAATACATTACCTGGAGTATATAAACCTCTATTACTATTTGTAATTGTTAAATAACCATCATTACCATAACAAACTTTTCTTTTATCATAGTCAGGTGTATTATTACCTAACATATTATCTAATTTATAAGGATTAAAGACGACATCTACATCAGATTGATTATCTAAATATTGTAATGTATCATAAGATGAAGAATTTAAAGTAGATAATATAGTATCTGTAAGAAGTTGAGTACATCCAGTTATAGTAGTCCATCTATTATTAACATCAGTAGTTGATCTATATGGTCTATTTGGACAAACCCTATATTTATTTAATTGATATCTTTCTGGATAATTATCATTTATACGTGTAAAAGTGACTGGTTCTGGATAATTATTATTTATAGTAGGTAATGTAACAGATTCATTTAATGGTAAATTTTTTATTTCTTGAATATTATCAGGATTATAATTATTTTTTATATAATCACTATGAATATTCATTATAGCTGTATATAGTTGTTTTCTATCCTTACCATATTGAGGAGTACATGAATTATCATTATCAGCTTCAAAACTTGTTAATATAGGATCTGTAGGATTATTATATATATTATTTATATCTATATTATCCGAAGCTGGTAAATTAGAATTTGTTATAATAGTTTTAGAGGCATTATTAACATTATTATTAGATGAACTATTAACATTATTAGATGTATTATTTGGTGTTATTACAAGCATAATATTATATAAAATAATAAAACCAAAAAATATTAATAGTATTACACCAATATTTTGTAATAATATATGTTTTTTTGAAGTCAGTATTATTGGGTTTATATTTGTATTTGTACTTTTTAAATTTGTTTTTTCTATATTATTCATATTTATATAATATTATAATATAGATTATATTATAATATAGATTATATTATAATATATAATTTTTATTTAAGAATTTAAGTTATATTATCAAGTACTATTATTTCTATAAAATTGTTTTAATTTTTCAATGATTTCTATAATATTCTTTTAATTTTTCAATACTTGAAAGTAGGTCCTTATTTTCTCTATAATGTTCTTTTAATTTTTACCAGTTAGTTCTAAAATGCGTTTCCAATTTAGAAATAAGATCAGGATGATTGTTTATTATGTCAGTTGCAAATGAATCCTTATTTTGTATTTTCTTATATAATACATATCCTATATTTTTTTGAGTACCAGATGTACGAGATACTAAAAAAGATGTTGTACTAGGATCGGCAGAATTAGCTGTTACATTACTTATTCTAGTATAACCAGGTATATAATTAGTTTTGATATATATATTTTAGTATATCTCCATTACTTTTTTTGATAATTAAAGAACCGGTATTAGTCAATTCTAAGTAGGCTCCTGTATTACCATTAGTACCTGAATTCCATATTATACTATTATTTATATTAGAAATAATTAAATTTCCTTCATGTTGCATACAAATTTCATTGTTTTGAATAGTCTGAAAAGGCGATGACCAAATAGATGGTTTAATAGTTAAACCATCATATAATATTGTATTATTTAATCCATATATATTAATAGCTCCAGTGTTTAAAATTTTTAATGTAAAATCTCCATTTCTAAGAATAATTATACCATCAGTACCACTTAATTTGTTAAATTTAAAACCTGGTAATAATATAGAACCTGCTGTATATCTACTTTTATTACCATCATTAATTGTAACATAACTAGAAATATTATCTCTACCATAACATTCTTTAAATTTATCATAATTAGAAGTAATATTTTCTAATTTATATGAATTAAATTTATTTATAACATCTGTATCATTTACTATATTATATTGTAAATCATCATAACTAGTATTTAAATTATTGAATATATTCTGACTTAATGACATAGTACATCCTGTATTTTGTCTCCATAAAGAATCAATTTGAGTAGATGTTCTATAAGGTTTATCATTACATGTATATATTCTATCTAATCTATATTGTTCAGGATATATGTCATTTGTTCTTGTAAATTTAATTGATTCATTAGTTTGCAAAGTAGTAAAAGAACTATTTTCATTTATTTTTAAATTTTTAATAGATTGAATTTGCGTAGTAGTAAAATTATCAGTAATATACTTATCATGTATATTAATAATAGGGAATGTATAAGAAGCAGAAACATTATATTTTCTATTTTTTCCAATAATAGGTCTACAATTTGACTCATCAAAAATAGGATAATTTTTAAATGTAGCATTTACTGGATTAGAGTATATATATGTATTTACATTATTATATTCGCTATATAATCTATTTGTTATATTAGTTGGTGTATTTTTATAATAATCTAAACAATTGGGCATATTAGTAGAATTTAAATTATTGCAATTTTTTATATTTTTATTTAATAATGTAAAATATAGTCTATTTTCAAAGTCATTATCATTAGCTGGTTTATTTGGTATTGTATTGGAATTTGTTCCATATAAAGTAGTATCTATATTATTACTCATCTGAAAAAATATATTAAGTATAATTATATTATAACAAAATATTTAAAATTGAATTAAAAATGTTATTAATATAATTATATATACTAACTAATAAACTATAATGTTAAATGATAATATACAATTATTACATAATCAAAAAATTTATATTAATAATAGTAATTATAAAGAAGTATTAAAAAAAACTATAAAAAATAGAAATGATTATTTAAATATTAATGAAGTTAATTTAATAGAAAATAAAGTTAAACGTTTTCAAAATATTTTATTTTTATCAAATGATTTAAATGAAACATTATCGTATAATGATTATCAATTAATAATATATGGAATATTACCATGTGGATCTAAAACTACATTAATTATAAATTCTATATATCCATCAGTAGATATTGAATATGATGAAAATTTTTCAAATGATGAAAATTTAGAAAATTTAAAATCATTATTTAAAGATGAAATGTTAAAAAAATCACTTAAAGGTAAGCAACTTGATGTAAAAGATATTAAAATTATTTCGGGGAAAAAATTTATGTTATATAATGATAAAGAATCAAAATTTATTAGAATTAGATTTAGAAAATTATTTCATAGAAATAGTTTTATTAAATTATTGAATAAGAATAATATTATTAGTTTTAATAATGATGTAAGTTCATATTATAGAACTGTAAGTAGAACATATAAAATAAATTTGTCTGGATGGAATAAATTACAAAATTATAAAGTTATATTAAATAGTAATATATATAAAACAAAATATGTATTTGAAATTAGTATAAAAGATATTATTCCATATACTGATGAATTATATGAAAGAGAATTTAAAGATATAAATATTAATTTAATACGAAAAGATAATATGATATCTATGGCATTTGATATAGAACAATATTCATCTGATTTTGATATAAATAAACCAAATAGAGACACTAGATTACCATCTGGTAAAATAGCTGAAGATATTGTATTTAATATTGGAATGACATATCAATTTATTAATGAATCTAATTCATTCTTAAATATAGGATTAGTAACAAAAGAAGCTAATATACATAAAGACTATTTAACAATTATTTGTAAATCTGAAAAAGTATTATTACAAGCATTTGGATATATAAATAATCTATTACAACCTGATTTTATTTATGAATTTAATGGGAGTGGTTTTGATTGGCCAAATTTATATGATAAATATAAACATCATCATATTTTAGATTATTTCTGTCAAGATATGTCAATTAGAACATTATCATCTTATGAATTAAAGTTAGAAAATATGGAAAAAAATTTCTTTGTTGAAGAATTTATAAAAATATCTGCTGATAGATTACAACAAAAGATGTGTAATATTAAATTACCTGGTTATATAGCTTTTGATGTAAGAGTTGTTTTTATGCAATTAAATCCAACAGAATCTAAATCTAGTTTAAAATTTTATTTAGAATTAAATAATTTACCATCAAAAGATGATATGCCAATTCCTGAATTATTTAGACATTATTTAACTGGAAATATTGAAGGATTAACAAATGTAGTACATTATTGTTATATTGATTGTTTTCGATTACATCAATTAATATATAAAAATAATATAATTCAAGATAAAAGAGCTGTTGGTTTATTATCATATACAAGTATATTTGATACATTTTATAGAGCAAATGGTTGTAAAGTAAGAAATTTAATTATTGCAAATGCATTTGATAATAATTTATTTGTAAATAGTATTAAAAAAGAAGAAAGAGAAGAAGATAAAATGAATGGAAAATATCCAGGAGCATTAGTTTTAGATCCAAAAAGAGGACTAGTAAATAATACACTTACATTTAAAGAATTTTGTAATGAAAAATTAGAAATAAATGATTTTGAATTAATAGAACAAGTTCAACAAATTATTAATAAAAATTATGAATCAGTTTTTATCAAAAAAAATATAGATGAAGTAATATTTTAATTTATATATTATTTTGTATATTTTATTACATATTTAATTTTTTTATAAAATTTTTATAAATTTTTATTATATATTAATTATATTATTTCATTAGAATATATAAGAATGTATTTACCAACAAAATTATATATTTCTTTTGATTTATTAAAAATTATAATATCATATAATAATATTTATTTAATTAAAATACCAGAAAATTCAAATGAAAAAAAATTATGTTTAATAATGTCAAAAAATAATGAAATGAGAAAGAATTTATGGGTCAATGAATTTAAAAATAATTTAAGAAAAAAAATAAAAGATGAAGAATCTAAAAAAAAAATAAATGATATATTTAAGGAATTAATTAATCATATAAGATTTATATATAAAAATGAAATAATTACATTAAATAATTCTAAAATAGTATTCATAAATTATAATATTATGTTTTTTACAATAGAAATATCGAATTATGGTAAGTTTGTAATTACTATTATTAATAATAATAATAAGATATGGATTCATAATATATGTGAACCTGAAAATATAGTAAATAAAAATTATATATTAAATCCAAATGATTATAAAGATAATGAGAATATTATACAATCAGATTATTATTTTACAAGAACATTTAAAGCTGGAAACATAAAAGATATAATAGATTCTATATGGTATACTCCATTTTGGAAAAAAAGAATGCCATATACAGAAAATTATATTTATATATATTAATCTAAACTACATATTGACTTGTATTAAATTTATGTTCATTTTTAATTAATATATTTTTACTTGCATTTAAATCTCTACATAATTGTACATTACAATACTTACAATGTAATTTGCGTCGTTCACTATCATCATCACTAAATATTCTTTCATATTTATGAAACATAGCACAATTAGTACATTGCACAGAAGTAAAACTTTCATCTACTATTCTTAATGTTTTTTTTGATTTTGAACATTTATTTTGTAATATTCTTAAAAAATCATTATGACATAATATTTTAAGTAAATTATCTTCAATACTATTCATTTTTTTTGAATTTATATTACCTTCATTATTTACATAACCAATATATATAATATTAAAATTTTTACATATAAATGTTGCTGATTTTTTATGTAATTCATGTATTAATTGTTTAATCATTCTATCTTTGATTTCATATGTAATATAATTATTTTTTAATATATCATCAATTATTTTATAATTACTTTTTAATTTATAACATGTTCCATTTAAACCATATATACTTAAGAAGTTTTTACATCCAATATCAATACTACATATTTTTGTTTTATTATATTTATTTGTATTTAATTCTTTCTTATATGTGTAATATATACAATCAAACCAAGAATTTATATGTATGTATTTCCATTCATTTTCATTTTTATAAATAGGTAAATAATATTGAGAATTAATAATTAATTCTTTAGAAATTGGACAATTTTTCATATTAAGTATAAAATATATTTATTAATATACATAGTTAATATAAAATTCAATTTTATAATATCTATATAAAATTAATATAATATACATTATAATATACTTTATAATATATAGTAATTTTTTATGAATCAAAATAGTCACACATATGATATTGATGATTGGGAGATTATATCAGATTCATCTTTTTTATCGTCAGAAAATAATAAATCAAATTTAGAACTTAATAAATTTATAGAATCTCTTCATATAGAGAATATATATAATGAAAATTGGTATGATACACTTAATCAAAATTTATCAAATTTAAATATTAATAATAATATATCAAATACTAAATTAAATATTATATTAAATAATAGACAAGATTCTACATCAAATTATACATATCATGATGAATGTAAGTTATATATATGGGATGAAAAAAATGTTAAAGAAATAATTAAAGATGCAAAAATAAGTTGGAATAATAAATTAAAAAATAAAAAATATAAAAAACGTAATTATAAAAGAAAAATGTCCTAAGTTTTTAACTATAGAATTTTATATTTTTTTGATTTAAAATTGAATTTAAATTTATTATATATTATAATATGTCACATTCTAATAATGCCAAAAATCTATTATTGAAATATATCGAATATTTAAAAGAGAATCCCGTAAAACACTGTATATGTGCTTTGGACTATAATTCGCTTTATCCATCCTTAATCATGACATATAACCTTTCTCCTGAATATTTGATATTAGATAAAGAATATAAAGAAGAAGTTAAAGATAAAGGTAAAAATATTCATAATATTAATTTTGAATATAAATATGAAAATTATTTAGGAGAAAAAAATGTCAAATATATTGAAGCGTGGACTGTAAGACATGATGAAAGTAAAGAAAAATCTGAATTTGGATTATATCCCACCATTTTAAAAGATCTATTTGCACAGAGAGCTCAAATGAAAAAAGAACTATTTATTTATAAGGAAAAAAAAGAACATATAGAAAGTAAACAAACTGATTATTTAGATGATCCAGTATACAAGGAATGTTTATTCATGTTAAAATATTGTGATACTAAGCAAAAAGCATTAAAAGTATTTATGAATACTTTTTATGGAGAATTAGGTAATAAAAATTCACCATTGTTTGTTTTAGAATTAGCAGGTGCTATTACATCAGCAGGTCAAGCAAATTTATTATTAGTAAAAGATTATGTAGAAAAACGAAATCATAAGGTCTATTATGGAGATTCTGTAACTGGCGATACACCTATATTAATAAGAATAAATAGAAAACAATTAAAATTAATAGCAATCGAAGAATATCTAAAAGATTATCGATATGATATGTATAATGGAAATAAAGAAATTATTAATATTGATAATTTAGATATTGAATCTCAAGAAATTTACACTGAAAAAGGATGGACTCCTATTAAAAAAATTATTTGTCATTATACAGATAAACGATTATTTAGAATAACTACAGATATGGGATCTATTATAGTTACTGAAGATCATAGTTTATTAAATGAAAATAAAGAAAAAATTAGACCTGAAGATTGTAAAATAGGAACAAAACTATTACATTGGAAAGATTTAGATTTAACAGACTATAATACTAATAATACAAATTTATCTTATAAATATTTATTTAACACTAATATATTATATTATTCTAAATCACAATTAGATGTGCAAAATAAATATTTAGAATTAAAAAAAAATAAAAAGAATATAAAAATCAATATTATTGATGATATTTATATTTTAGAAGAAATATCAGATAAATATATAATAAATAATTCTATTAAATATATAGAAGAAATACCTAATAATGGTAAATATGTATATGATTTAGAAACTGAATCACATCATTTTGCAGCAGGCATTGGTAGCATGGTAGTACATAATACAGATTCATTATACATTAGTTGTCCTGAATCATATTATTTAGAAAAAAATAAAGAATATTATACAGAAAAAATTAATAAACTACAGTATAATACTGATTTAGTGACAATAACATTTAAAGCAATTGAAGATATTAAAATAAAAGTAAATGATTATTTATATAATAATAATGGTACAAATTATTTAAAAATGGCGTATGAAGAAATATTATGGCCATGTGCATTTTTATCTAAGAAAAAATATTTTGGGATTCCTCATGAAAATATACCAAATTTTAAACCAGCTGATATGTTTATCAGAGGTTTAGAAGTAAAAAAAAGAGGTGTATCTGAAATATTAAAAATCATCTGTTTAGACATTATGTGGGAATCATTAGATTTAAAAAATACTAAAACTTTAAGAGAACTAATTATTCAAAAGATTAAAGAAATATTTATTAAAAAATGGGAACTTAAAGATTTTATTCAAACTGGATTATGGAAACCAGAAAAGAAGAATGTAACATTAAATGAGTTTGCTGAAAGAATGAAGGAAGAACATAAATTAATTCCAGAACCTGGTGAACGTTTTAATTATGTTATTATTAAAAAATATCCATATAAATATGATTTCAAAGGAAGACAAATTCCTTTAAAGAAAGCAGATAAAATGGAATATATAGAGACAGTAATAGCAAATAATTACGAAATAGATCTAAAATATTATTTTGATAATCAATTATCTGGGCAATTTGCAAGATTATTATCATATGATAATGAATTTACAGAATATTCATTAGATAGTGATAGTAGGAATTATGAATATGATGATAATAAAACATTAAATAAATGTAAAAAATATATATTACAGTTAGTTGAACAACATGGAAATAATTATATTGATAGAAATAAAGTATTTAAAAATATTTATAAAGAAGTATCAAAGAAATATAAAGATATAAAATATTCTAAGTTAAATATAGATACTTATAATAAAAAATATGATATATTATTTAATACTCATAATAATATATCTGAAGAAGAAAATTTATATAAATTAATCAACGATAATATAGAAAAATACATTAATAAAGCATATAATTTTAGTATATTATCAAATACTATTATTAAAAAAAATAATAATCAAAATAATACATTAACACAATTATATAATGGAAAAAATACATCATATTATAATTTACAACAAAATCAATTAAATATACATTATAGTGGTAAATTAGATAAATTTTTAAAAAATATTATAGATAATAAATTAGAAAATATTATATTTAATATAGATAATTTAAATATAATCAATGTAATTCAATATATTAGACAAAAATATAATATAGATGAAATATGCGGATCTCAAAAAGAAATCAATACTATATATGATATTATAGATGAACATGAATTAGACATAAATTTATTAGATATATCATTATATACTAAAATAGAACCTGATTTAATAAAAAAAATATATAATGATTATATTAATTTAATATCAATAAAAAAAATAATTATATTAAATACTTATATTTATAATAATCTATATCTTACAAAAAAAACAAAAGATAATGAAATTAAAAAACCTTATGGATTTAAATTTTAGTAAATTTTAGTAAATTTTAGTAAATTGATATTTAACTTTTATTTAACTTTTATTTAACTTTTATTTATTTTTTATTTTTTTTATTATTTAGGTAAAAGAATTATAATTCCATGTTAGATTAACAGGTTTAGATAATGTTTTAGGATCAACAACAGTTGGTACTTGTCTGGCAGTTGAATCAACTAAAGAGTCTCCAGATTTAGTTAAATATGAGGGTCTTCGTAAACCAACAAAAGTTACTATATCCTGACTATCAGATCGTTCTGGATTAAATGAGGCAGTACCAGTGTATTTTTCTCTTTGATTAATATATTTTTTATGTTGATCTTTGACAGATTTTTCTAATGCCATATCAGCAGCTGTATCTGAATAATTCATTTCATTATCTAATGGTAATGGTTTAGTTTGATTTGGTAAATCATTTTCAAAATTTTCTTGGAATGAATCTTTTAATTCTTGAAAGTTTAATGGAGGTACTTCAGTAATTGGTTTGTTTTTCAGTTCATTTAATATTTCATCTTCAGGTGGTGTAAAAAAGTTAGATATATAATCCATATTACACATATTCATGGCCGACCATAATATATACATTATTAATAAGACAACTCCAATAGCTAGTACCATATTTATAAGAGATGCTGACTCATAATTATTATAATATCTTTCTCTATGATGTCTTCTATTACAATTTTGATCTGGAATTACGTATACATAATTATCATTATTTTGAGGCATTATGTTTGGTTGCTGAGTAGCGTCCATAATTATTATTAATGTCTAAACTTATTTAAAGAATATTATATATATTTATATATATAAATAAAACTAAAAAAAAATAATTATAATTATTTTTTAGTTTTTAATATCACTATTAGTTTTTATTTTTTTTATCTCAATTATTTTTTTTTAATTTAAATATAAAATTATTAATAATACATAATAAAATAAGAAGTTAATAACTAAATCAGTATAATGAGTAAATTAGATCGTGTAGTATATGATTCATATATGAAATTAGATAATGGAAGTAATATTCAAGCTGAATATGTATGGATTGGTGGATCTGGTTCTGATTTACGCTGTAAAACGCGTACTTTAAAATAAGTTCCAGAATCAATTTCTGATTTACCAATTTGGAATTTTGATGGATCTAGTACAAATCAAGCCCCAGGTGATGATTCTGAAGTTTTATTAAAACCTGCTGCTATTTTTAAAGATCCATTTAGAGGAGGTAATATATTTTAGTTTTATGTGATTGTTATAAACCAGATATGACTCCAATTGATAATAATACACGTTTTGATGCATTACGTGTAATGGATTTATGTAAAGCACATATTCCATGGTTTGGAATTGAACAAGAATATACTTTATTTGAAGCTGATAATGTAACACCTTATGGGTGGCCTAAAGGAGGATTTCCAGGACCACAAGGTCCTTATTATTGTGGAGCTGGTGCACATTCTGCATTTGGACGTTTGATTGCAGACGCACATTATAGAGCATGTTTATATTCAGGTATTAGTGTATCAGGTATTAATGCTGAAGTAATGCCTGGCCAATGGGAATATCAAGTTGGTCCTTGTACTGGTATTGAATCTGGAGATCAATTATGGATGTCTAGATATATTATGTTGCGTGTATGTGAAGACTTTGGTATTAATGTCTCATTTGATCCTAAACCTATTCCTGGAGATTGGAATGGAGCCGGATGTCATACTAATGTAAGTACATTAGCTATGCGTGAAAATGGAGGTATGAAATATATTATAGAAGCATTAGAAAAACTAAAATTAAAACATAAAGAGCATATTGATGTATATGGACAAGGAAATGATAGAAGATTAACTGGTAAGCATGAAACAGCTAGTATTAATGAATATTCTTATGGGGTAGCTAATCGAGGATGTTCAATTCGTATTCCACGACAAACTGAAGCAGAAAATAAAGGCTATTTTGAAGATCGACGCCCTGCATCTAATATGGATCCATATATGGTTACTAGTAGAATTATGAAAACAATTATTCTTAATGAATAACTTATATTATTAAAAAATGTTATAAAAAAAATACTAAAATACTTATTATAAAAAAAAATACCTTTATTACTAATTTTTATTTTTTTATTATTTTATTTTAATTATTATACAATACTAATTACAATTTATTATATACAATTATCATTTTATTATACACTATTTATTATTCTCTTAATTTTTTTTAATTTTATACAGTTTGATATACAATTAAAACTTTAAATAGATATGTAAATACAATAGCTCCTAAATAATCAGCTACTAATGGAATCCACCAATAATGATCTACATATACAAATGAATCATAACCAACACAGGCAGTAAAAATGCGTGGACCTAAATCACGTGCAGGATTTAAAGCAAATGCTGTTTGATATCCAAAAGATAATACAATACTACTTAATAAAATTCCAATAAATACTGGAGCATGATCTTTAGTTTTACTATTTGTTAAAATAGCAAAAATGCCACTTACTAATAATCCAGTTCCTAAAAATTCAGTAAAGAATGCACATCCTGTATGTACATCATTTGCTTTATAAGTAGCAAAAATACTAGATGCTGTCTTATCATCCTTCAGTAAACTAATCTTATCATAATAAATTCCATATACAACAGAAGCTGCTAAAAAAGCACCTACTAATTGAGCTACAGAATGAATTACTAATTGTGTTAATGTAATACTTTTATCAAATAAGTAAAAACATAGACTTACACATGGATTTAAATGAGCTTGAGAATTAAAACTAGCTAAGTAAATACCAAACATTAAATTAAATCCCCATGATAATGCAACTCCTAACCAAGTCATTCCACTTTCCGGATATAAAACAACATTAGCGATATTACCTAATGAAAATAAAATAAACCAAAACATACCAGATGTTTCTGATACAAATTCTCTTATATGTGGATTACTAAGATAATATGAATTATATACTGGATTTTCATTAGAATATATTACATTACTATTGACAGGAGTAGTCACTATATTTTCTCTGTAGTCAGACATTGATTATATTTATCTAAATTAAACTTATATAAGATTATTATATATAGATATATTACATACGTTTAATATTAAATTTAATAAACGTATTAAAATAATATTAAAGAGTTATATAAAGAGTTTTATATAGATTTTTATATAGATTTTTATATAGATTTTTATATAGATTATATAAATATATTATTTATGAATAATACTCTAATTCCATATAATAATATATATTTATTAAGAGTATTTGGATTATATAATAGTCATATTTTATGTTATTTTAATTCATTATTACAAGCATTATTTACATGTACAAGTTTAACAGAATATTTATTAAATAATGAAAAAAAATTTACAGAAAATAATTTTATGAATTTATATATAAATATATTAAAAAAATACATACTTTTTGATAAACAATCTGAAAAAAATACAAATATTTATTTAACAGAATCTAGTAATATATTAATGTTTAATGAATTTTTGATATCCGTAAAAAATAAAAATATAAAATTTGGGTATAATCAAGAGGATTCTGGTGAATTATTAATATTACTTTTAGATATTATTAATGATAATTATATTTATAATTTATTTTACAATAAATATAAATGTGATATTTATTGTAAAAATTGTAAAAATATACAAAATATTAAAGATGATATTTCTATACAATTTGAAATTTATGATAAAACTGTAGATAATAATTTTTTACAATCTAAAATAGATAATAAATTACATAATCTAAATAAATATATCCGAAATAATTATTCTAACTTTAGTGATTATACTTGTAAAAAATGTAATAATAAAGGAAACTGTATAAAACTAAATAGATTAATTTTAGTACCAACAATTATTATTATAAATTTTAATAAATATACAGAAAAAAATAATTATAATTATCCAACAGAATTATTTTTTATAAATGGTAAAGAAAATAAAAAATATAACTATAAATTAGTATCTACAATAAATCATTCTGGTAATACCAATTCTGGACATTATATATCAATAGGATTTAGAAAAAAATTACATAATAATAATGTTAGTAATGTAGTATATAAAATGAATGATGCTTCTTATAATGAAGATTCTTTTAAACCTGAAAATGATACATATATTATATTTTATCATTATGTAGAAACTGTAGATTATTTTGTATAATAAATATTGAGTATATATAATTAAGTATATATCTTATTACATATTAATGAATAACCAGTTTTATATATTTGTTCATTATTATTTTCTATAGTAAATGAATAATATCGAGATTCTCCACTTATTTTAACATTTACACCAACTAAATCATGTAAATTATGATAATTATATCCATTTATATTAAATTTAGTTTTTTTTGATATATTTAAATAAAAAATATTTTGAATATTTTCTATATCTTTTTTATCAGTTACTTCTTTACCTCTTTTTGTTTTATATAAATTATCTAAATTTTTAATAAATTTTTCTAATGATTCTTTATCTGAAATTCTTATTTTAATTTTTTTTTCATAAATTGCAATAATGTAACAATCAATATTAAAAAACATATTAAAAAATCTATACAAAAAAAATTATATTATATATACAATCTATATTAAATATTAAATATTAAATATATATTTAATCTATTTAATCATCAGTCATAAAATATTCAAAATCAGTTTCTTCTAAATTAGGATGATCAACATCATCATAATTGACAATTTGTGAATTAGCAATAGCCATATCAGACACAACTTTGCTATTAATAATTTCAACTTCATTTTTAACTTTATAATGTATTAATCTTTGTAGATTTGTTAAGAAAATTAAGTTTCTGAAATATTTATTATGTAATTTTTTGATATCATTTTGACTAAGAGCTCTAGCGGGGGGGTATGCGTTTGCTGTATAAAATCTGTCTGATGTGTCTTTGCTAGAATCATATTTATTAGTGTAATCATACTCTTCATTCCCAGTTCGACGAATTTCCGCAAAAATAGCATGTGATAAAATATCAGATATATATTTGCTTCTGCCTAATTTTTTATTCATAGTATTATTAGGACCGACGCGTTCACCTAATAATGTATTAATAAATAAATCATCATCAGTACAATTTGTATAATATGGATTTAAGAATAATTTTAATAATAGATCATCACAGTTTGCAAGGGCTGGTGCATCATTAACTGAATAATTATAATTCTGATTAAATAGTTGTTTTACTATATGATCGTATGTAAATGCATAATTATATATATTAATTAATGGTATTTCTCTCATTAGTGCATGGATATTTAATGGTACTATATTAAGATCTAATATATTTAAAAATCTAGCTTTTATTCTACTAATATCAAATATTGTAGTACTAGCATTTATTATATTAGATATTTGCTTTTTTATATTAGCTAAAGAAGTATTATCTACACTATCTATAGCTATGTTTAATATACTAGTGTCATATGGCATGGGAAGAGGCATTGGTGGTGCTGCCGCCGGATCATATAATATTTTAGTATAATAAGTTTCAATATCATTACATGGAGCAGGAGGAAGTCCACGCTGCATTCTTTGATTAATACCTGTAAATAGATTATTAGTTTTTATTGGATTTAAAAATTGATTATAATGAATTACCGATGCTAATGATATTGTTAATTTATTATTCATTTCTATATAACTATTTACTTTTTCAACATCTATTTTATTTATAGATAATGAACTATTGTTATAATTTTTAAGTTCTTCTTTTAACCAAATATAACTATTAATACCATTATCTAATGATTTATTATTAATAACAGAATTAATACCATATAATAATTTAAATTCATTATCATTTTTATTTGGATAAGGTAGTAAAGGAAGAGGTATTGAAGGCACAGGTGCTCTACCAGTTGTTCCATAATACATACTATCATGTAATATTACAGTATTTAAACTCAAAGGCATTAATGGAAGTTTATTATTATTATTATAGTAATTTTTAATAAAATTCTCTTTAAGTTCAAAGAATTGTTGTTTTACATTAATTTCAGCTAATACATTTGTAGCATCATTTATTAAAGCTCGAGATGCTTCAATAATACTATTTAATGTATTATTATAATGAATATTAGCCTTATCATTACCATCTATCCATATACTATCAAATGTTTGTATATCTCCAGGTATATCACCTTCAATTGTACGAGCAACTTGAGCACCTAGGCCACCCAAAGGACCTTCAGGAGCACCTCCTTTTAATAAAGTTTCATTAGAAGTAGTTTCTAATACCTTTTTACATAATAAACTTTTATGTATTAAGGTTTCAAATAATTTAATAAATACTGGTAAATATACTTTATATTTTTCAACTATATTTGGAGATACTTCTGATAATGAAGATAATAAATGATTTTTAGTTGGCATTTGTACATTAGTTGTTCTACTTACAATAGTCTTAAACATATATCCTAATGTTTCACATAATATATAATCATCTTGAATAAACCTATTGAAATTTATAGGAGTAACAGCTGCAGTTACATTAATATCTGGTATACCTTTTCTACCAAATATTACACTGCTTTGAGATTTATTAACAAATTCATTAAATAGATTATTATATATTTTTTTAGTAGATGAATCATAAAATGTACAAAGGTATTCATATACTAATGAATTAAATCCATATAATATAGAACTATCTCTTAAATTATTTAAATGATTATATAAATGATCGAAATGATCAAAATTATAATTAGGATTTACTACTGGCCCTCCTGCTGGTACTGCTACTGCTGGTGGCGGTACTATTGGTAATGTATGTAATGGATTCCATAATCTATTTCGAGTACCTCCATATTGTGCAAATATATCATGCCATATTTTATTTGATGTACTATTCTGTAAATTAACAGATAGAAGCTGCTTAGCGCCTGTATACATAATTGTTTCATATAAATTCCGATATAAATTAGTAGCTTGAGTATCATCTAAAACAATAGCAATTGTTGAATTTAGATAATCAAAGTTATATAAATCATATTTAGCATCATCATTAGTATCATCACTATTCATAATTTTTAATAATAATTTATCTTCTAAATTTAATAAACATTCTTCATATTTTTTAATTACGGATTCTGATAATTGAGATCTAAATTTAGATATCATATATTTAATATTTTCTATAGAAGTTTCTACAGTATGTTGTAATTTAGAATAATCTATTATAAATTTATTATTATTAATAAATTTAATAGAAGCTAAATTATCTAAATCACTTAAATACGAATAGAAAAAGTTTATTAAAGTCATTTTATTAAATTTAATATTTCTTCTTTGTAATATTGCTGCTAAGGGTGCATTAGTAGTCCTTATATTATTAACTAAATTAGTATATTCTTGTAAATTTTCTGGATATTTTTGAGCAGCAGGTGCAGCTGTAGTCATACTTTGTAAAGAAGAATGCAATTTAGGTAAATAATTTACAAACATTGTATCAATAATATTATGTACTGCTTGTAAATTCTTAATAGGAGCTACTACTAATTCATGGAATAATACACTAGCATCATCATTATGTGAATTAATGTTACTCGAATCATCAATAGCCTTAATAATAAGTTCTAATTTGTGTGCATTATTAGAACTATTACTTAATTCATTTCGATAGAATTTAATTTTTTCTGAAAATGATTTATTATCTAATCCTTTTAATGTAGTTTTTTGACTAAATAATTCATCATGTATTTTCTGATGAAATTCTTTTACTATTTTAATATCATTAATAATAATATTATCATTAGATGATTTACTATAAATATTTTCAACATATCTACTGCTAGGACCAAGTTCATCAAATTCATTGTTCTCATCTAAAATATCAAAATTTACATGATTTATATTTGTTGAACTATTAGGATTTTTAACATATTTCTTTTTAAGTTGATAAAATTCATCAATTTCTTGTTTTTTTAATACACCATAACGTTTATTAACATCAGCTACTAAATCTAAAACAGCAGTACGTACTAATTTATTTTTATCAACATTTTTATAATTTTCATAAATATGATTTACTTCTGCAATTATTCTTTTCATATTCTGTAAACTATAAATACCATCTTTAATATATCTTGATTCATCAAAAATACATTGTATTAGTCCACTCCAAATAGATCCAATTTCAGGTATATATGCAATAATTTCATCAGAAGAATTTGCATGTTGATTTCGTTTATAAGGTTTATTACCATCTTCAAATACTTTTTTATAAAATTCTACTAATAATGGAAGACGTATATATAATTCAAATGCATCATTAATAATGTCTGGGTCTTTAGCACCTCCTATAATAGATCTTACTGGATTAGTAATTAATCCGATAACCGATTTTGGTTGTTTTAAAATATGAGCTGTACCAATAACTGTTAATATTTTAGCGGTTATTGCTTTCATTACTAATACAAAATATATATCATCATTTTCAAAAATATCAGTGTCTGATAGTGCATAAGGAGTTGATGGAGGAGGTGCAGATCCTAATATTGCAATGGTTTGTAGTCTAGTATTGGTTAATTGTGTAAAATGGACATTAAAGTGAGATTGAATATCACCATTTTCTGTACTATATCCGTTTTTATCTTTGGGATCACCAGCAAATAAGGCAGTTGCATCACCACCGCCAGTACCATATCCCATAGTAAAAGCACTTACCCAAATATATTTAACTAAATTTTTATACATGATATTTGGAGACATATACATTTTTTTTGATAATGTTTTATTTCCAAATTTATCACCAATATGAACAAACATAGAAATAATATTTTTTAACATAGAAATAGAGTCTATTGAATCTTTGCATGCTTCTAAGACATCCTTTATTGTTTGCCCTGTAATAAAAGTTTCCATATCATTAACTGTAATATTCGTATTACCTCCTACACCTAGTACAGTTTGTTGATATATAGCTTTTTCCATTAATTTAAATAATTTATCTCCACTATTTTTATTATACCATTTAGATATAACTTCAGTTTGTTGAAGCATTTTATTTAATTCTTTAGTAGCTTCTATATTTTCTGATAATAATTCAGTAAAATTCATTAAATATAAATCAATAGCTTCGACTGTTTTATAAAGTCCAATTTTAGCATCATATTGTAATTTATATATAGTTTCTATTAATCCTTTAGGTATTTGACGATTAGCAGCTAGAGGAGCAGCACCTGGTGGATTATTATGTTCAAATAATCTTTTACCTCGATTGCAAGATGTATTATTTAATCTATCAATATTTTCATTATATTCTCTGGTTAATTCATTAATTTTAGTACCAATAGATTTGCCTAATAATTTATCATAGTCTTCTTTATAAGAAGTAAATTCATTTAAAGTGCTATTTAAACTAGATTTAATTTGAGAAAGATTACCATAAAATTTTAATTTAGTAATAGTATCTTTAATTAATTGAGCAACATTTAATGTAACAGATTGATCTAATAATTTATTTGTCCAATAGAAATCGCCACCAGATATATCTTCACTACCTTCTTTAACTTTTACTTCATTGTTTTTAAAACCAGTTACAGTATCAGTATATGTATCAATATTTTCTTTAACTACTACTAATTGTGTTTGGATTTCATTTAAATATTTATGTGATTTAAGTTCATTTAAAGATTCAATTAATTTATCTAAATTAGTTAAAAAACGAGTTTTTAATTCTCTAGAAGCTATTGAATCATCAAAAACAATTAATGCATAAAATAATTTATCATTATTCATATCTTGTCCTAAACCTTCAAAAATATTTACAAAGTTTTTAATTTTTTCATCATAAGTAATTGATGATCCTATTTCTTCAGCAATGTTTTCAACAGATTGTTGAATTTCTTTAAAATTATTATGAATTTGACTCATAAAACTTTTAAATAATTCTTTTAATGTTTTTTCATAAGTTTTAATATTTCGACTTAATGTTGATTTTGTTTTAAATTTTTTTACTCTACCAACTAGTTCTGATTTATATGTACCGCCTTCAATATCAAATGCTCCTTCAGTATCAAATGATCCTTTAGTATCAAATGCACCTTCAGTATCAAATGCTCCTTCAGTATCAAATGCACCTTCAGTATCAAATGCACCTTCAATATCAAATGCTCCTTCAACAATATTTTCACCTTTTCCCATTTTTAAACATTTATCGCCATTATTTAAACAATCCATTATTTCGCTATGTTTATATTGATTGTTGCGTAATATTTGCATAGCATCTAATATTTTAGATAATTTATTTTTAAATGATTGTTTACCTACATTTTTAATAACATTAGTTAATTTTTGTTCTAATTCTTTATTATTTTTTAATTTACTGTATTCATTAGTATTCATATTTAAAACATTAAGAGCATGTTTTACTTTTTGAACAGCTAAACCAATATTAGATAAATTAGTATATGCAATAGCTAATCTATCACTGCCTTCATCTGTATCATAATCAACACCTAAAGCATCTGCAAGTGCTGAAAAAGTTGCATTTTTTTGTACTAATTCTTTAATAGTTTCTGCCGAAGGTTTAATATGTGTTTGTAAAACTTTTTGTAAAGCTTGTATTTCATTATCTAAAGCATTATTAAGTTTTTCTTTAACAAATTTAATATTTTCAATGTCAGCAGTCTTAACAGAATCATCAGTCATATCAATGTTATTTAATAAATTATCAAAAGTATTATCTAAAACAGATTGTAAAGTTAAAATATTTTTTATTTTTTCATTAACTGAATCAGTGACTTTATTTAATTTATCATGCATAGCAGCTCCAATTATACCTGCTGCTTTAATATTTACTGATTCTACTGATCCAGATTTAGTTATATAACCTCCAGTTATGCCTAATAAACCAGAACCTATTAATGCGCCATTAATACTGTCTAATTCTCCACCAAGAGTACTATGTACTCCGCCATCAGTAGTAAAAGTACCTCCAGTAATTTCTCCACCTGCGCATACTGAATTTGGATTTGGAATACCACCAGCAGTTCCAAATGATGATGCACCGATTGCATTTTCAACAGCACCAATGTGTTCATTTAATCCATTTATAGATTCTTGTAATCCGATCATATTATAAAAAATATAATTACTAATTTAATTAAAATTTTATATATCAAAATAAAGACTTTTTATATATTAATAATAAATATAATATTTTTAATTATTAATTGAAAAATTAATTAAATCAATAATTAATTATTTTTTGATTAATTATAAATTACATATATACATAAAAGTTTTGATAATATTTTTTATCAAATTCTAACATTATATTAATAAGTAAATATATAAAAAAAAAGTATAATGGTGAAATATATTATTATAAAATATAAATAATTATTTTATTTTTTTTTGATTAATTATAATATATATAAATAATTAATTTATATTTTTTACTAAATAATAAATATATATAGTAATATAATAAATATAATATATAATAAATATAAAATTAAAAAATGTCTCCAGTTGAAAAATCTTATTGTAGTTTATATACATTTATAAAAAGAACAAATGCTGAATTATTTGAGGTACTCGATGATTTATGTATAGTTGGATTAGTTAGAACAAGAAATGACATAACATTTTTAAATCCTGATAAAAATTTAACTAAGAAATTAGTAGATATGGTACAAACTGGACAAAGTGAAGAAGCTTCTTATCATTTTAAAAAATTATTTTTATATGGTAAACACACTAAATTAGATGATACTAATGTAAATTATAATAATAAAAAAAATAAAAGTAATCTAACTAAATTATCTAAATCAAAAGAATATAGACAATGGGGTGGTAGTAATAATGTAGCAGTTTTTGATTATAATTTGAATGATTTTCCTGAAGAAGGTGATAATGTAGAAAGACCTAATAATGGACGAGGAAAAGGAAAAGGTAAAAGGGGAAGTGATGAAGATAATTCTCAAAAAATTTTATATACTATGAAATTAATGATGCATAAAAATGTAGATTATGTAATTTATGCATTAAATTCATTACTTAAACATGTTTCTAAATCTAATAGTGAATCTATGAAAATTATTAAGCATACAGTAGATCCTAATATGATATTATCTTGGTACATCTTAGTACAACCAGGTAAACAAAACCCTGATTATATAGATAATAATATATTTAATGAATGGGCATTATCAGAGGCAAATGATGTAGAAAATTTAGAAAAAAATACAGAAAAATTAACTAGTATATTAGAACAAGTTGAAATGAGTAAAGAATCATTAATGACTCAAAAAAAAGCTAGAATAAATGCTCTAAATAATGCTGAAACATTATCCAACTTAATAGAATCTGTTCATGTTGAATATGATGATAAAATGCATAAATTATTAGAAGATGAATTAAGATTTAGATATTCAGATTGTGATGCTGATGAGATGTTTGAACATATAATAGATTTTGCTGGAATTGATTGGAATAATATTGAAAAAAATTTAGTTTTATTAGGCGATTGTCCAGGTAATTTATTAAATACAGCTACTCATCATTGTTTATTATCTTTTGTAAATTCTAATGCATTTAAATATACTACTGTTAATAATGAATTATGTAAAAAATTAGCAAATTCTATTTCAGGTGCTGGTATTAATGGTGGGAAAAAAACAATAAAAATGTTAGGAAATACACATAGAGATAATCTTAACAAAACAAAATCAGTTAAAACCATGGATGTAATTGAATCATTATTACATAATCTTAGTAATAAAGAAAGAAAAGAATTAAAAGAAATGTTATAAAATATAATAAAAAAATATAATAAAAAATTATAATAAAATATAACAATTTAATATAATATAAAATTATATAATTTTTTTTTTATTTTATTAATTTTAGTAATTTTATATATCATATTAATTATTAATCGATGAATAAATCAATGAATCAAAATTTACATTAGTAGTTAGTATTCTACGACAACACCATTTTTCTATTTTTAAGAAATCTAGAATTTCTGCAGATATAATATTATTAATGTGATCAATTTCAATTTGTGAAGGATTATAATTACCATTATAAATTTTTTTTAATTCTTGTTTATTTAGATCATTTTTTAATAATTCATATAATTCAATATATTCACCAAGTGAATTATTACAAGTGTAGCATCTAATGAATGGATACATAATTTATTCTTTATTATTATAATATTTATATATTTAATTTCAATTTTAAATATTGTAAAAAATTTAAAATATTATATAAACTTCTAAATATATTAAATGAATTTCCAATTTAAGATAAATAAATATATATAATATACAATTATATATCAGCATAACAAACTATATTACAGTTACTTATCAACTAATTATAACACTATGAAATCTAATGGTATTATCAGTCCTGAAGAAATTTTTAATGCTTATAATAAACATGGTGAAGATTTTTTAATCATTGATCTTAACTCTATTAAAGAATATGGAATGAAAACAGTTAAATATTTTGATATTAAAATTAGAAAAGAAGATGGTAAAGAAATTGTACCAAAAATTAAATTTATGAAGTTATTATTAGCTAGTAAAATTAAACCACCTACTGAACGTGATTATGAAAAATTAAAGATTGCTATTAGACGTGATGATGAACTTAATCAAGAATCATTATTTGGAAAAGCTATGGAATTAATTTGTAATACTTTTACAAAAAAGGTCAAAGATATGAAAGCATCTGGTATTATTAATGATGATGAAGAAGATGATAATAATACACCTAATGTAGTTATTGTACCAAGTTGTAAACCTCAAACACCACTTCAAAAAAGTGCTAAAGACAAAGATGGTGTTTTAAAAAAGTTTGATAATCCAATGTTATGGTTTGGATTAAATTATAATGATAAAGCTCCAACAAAAACACTTGATTTTACATATAAAATTGATGATAGTGCTAAATTTAAAGTAAAAGAATTTGATATTGATATTTACGATACTGAAAAAATTATGAATAAAAAATTACAATTAGCTGAAGTAGATGGTGAATTAGTTACTAATTATAATATTGATAAATTTGTAACTATGAAAAGTGTATTATCAGGTTTAGTATATATGCAAGTTAAAGCTAGTAAACAATCATTTAACTTAAATACAAAAATTTATAATGCATTATATGTAAAATCTAATAAATATACTGAATATTCAACTCATTTGTTTAATGAGGACGAATTAAATGATATTTGTGGAGATGTACAAAGTACTGTAGTACCTTCTACCAAAAAAGAAGAAGTTGAGACTAAATCAGAATCAGAAGAAGAGGTTGATGATGATAATGGATCAATTGATGATGAAATCAATAATCTTAAATTTACTTAAAATTAGATAAATACTACAAACATACTACAAACATACTAAAAAATATACTAAAAAATATACTGAAAAACATACTAAATTTTGCATATTATATAGATTTTTTTAAAAACGATATTACACAAATAATTCTAAAAAAAAAATACATTATTTAGAATAAAAAACATTAATATAAATAAATAGAAATTTTACTTTCATTTTTACCTGTTACATTTTTATTTAATAAATTTTTATTTTTTTCTTGAAAAATATTTAAATCTTTAGAATATTCTAGTTCTATCTCTTTTCTTGTATTAATAACATTATCTTTAATATTATCTATTAAATTAAAAGGATAATTAGATTTATTATAATTTTTTAAAAGTATACTATATAAATTTAGAGAATCCAACATCTTTGTTATAAAAAAATTGAATTTTTAATAATGTAATATATATTATAACAATCCATATTATCTTTAGATAAAAATGTTTATTCACAGACAAAATTTATCTAAATATAGACAAATTAAAGTACAAATTTTAAATAAGATTAGTATTATATGTAAAAAAATCAATATAAAATTATATCTTAAAATTGATCCACCTTTTAGTATTTTTAATGATTTAGAAAAACATTTACATCATAAAAAAAAATTAAATACAAATGAACAATTAATAAATATATTAACAAAATTACATGAGTTATATATTGATATAAAGAAAAATAATTATGATATATCTAAAATAAGACATATGATTCTGGGATTAAAAAGACAATAAAACTTTATAAAAAATAGTTGTATATATCTTCTTACATGTTTTTATTTTTTTTTGTTATTAATATATATATATATTTTTATATACTAATACAATATTTTTAATATATTATATAATTAAATGTCTTATTTAGAAATAGATAATAAAGATTTTTATAATGATATTAATAGAAGGAAAGAATTTATTGAAAATAATATAGAAGGAATTAATAATAATAAAAATAATTATTATATTGATTCTGTTATTAAAGAAAATAATACATTAATATTAAATAATTATCAAAAATTTATAACTAATTTTATAAACCCAAATACTAAATATGATAGATTATTATTAATACATTCTACTGGTGTTGGTAAAACAATTACATCTATATCTACCGCAATTAATTTTATAAATATATATAAAGAAGAAAGAAATAAGAAAGATAATATAAATGATGATAATTCAAGTATGATATATATAATTGGATTTACAAAAAGTGTATTTAAAAAAGAATTATTATCAAGACCAGAATTTGGAATAATTACACAAGATGAATTAAAAAATATGGATAATCTTAAAAAGCAGATTGCTAAATATAATTTAGAAAAAGATATAACTAAATTAAAAGAACTTAATATGAGATATTCTAGTAGAATAAAATCAAAAAAAGGTAATGGATATTTTAAATTTATTGGTTATAAAAAATTAGTAAATAATTTAATTAGAAAAATAGATTTAAATTATAAATTACAAATATCAGATATTAAAACGGAAGAAGAATTAAAAACATATATTGATAAAAGAATTATAGAAATAAATTACAGTTTTATTGATATATTTAATAAATCTTTAATAATATGTGATGAAATTCATAATGTTTATAATTCATCTGATATTAATAATTGGGGGATGTGTCTTAAAATAATTTTTAATCATTTTAATAAAACAAATTCTATCAGAGTATTATTATTATCAGCAACTCCAATTAATAATAAACCGGTTGAAATATTAAGTTTATTAGAATTATTAAATCATAATATTAAAATAGATAAAAAAGAAATATTTGATAAAAATAATAATATAACACAAAATGGTACATTAATAATTAAAAAATATATAACTGGTAAAATATCATATCTTAAAGATATGAACTTAGAATTATATCCATCTAAAGATATAAAAGGTGATACTATACCTGGTATTGATTTTTTAAAATTTATAAAATGTCCTATGAGTGATTTACATTTTAAAACATATAAAAAATTATCAGATGAATATATTAATAATAAAAATTTAATTATTGATACTGATATAAATGATACTGAAGAGAATGCAGAATATGAAGATATTTTAAATATAACTGATAGTTTAAAGCAATATAAAATAAATTTAGAATCAAATAATAGATATTTAAATGATTTTATTATACCTGATCCTGAAAATAGTAAAAATGGAATATATACTAAAAATGAAATTATTAAATCTGTATCTAATGCAACTAGAAAATGGAAAACTGAAAATGATATAGATATTATTAAAGATGATAAATTATTGTATAATACATTAACTGGAAATTTTTTATCTTATGAAAATATTAAAAAGTATTCTACAAAATATTATAATATGTTAACAATTATTAAAAATATAGTGTTAGAAAATAAAGGAAAAATATTTATATATCATAATTTTGTTCAAGTATCTGGTGTTAATTTTATTGGAGAAGTACTTAAAAATAATGGAATATTGGAACAAAATGAAGTTCCTGTAAAATTTTCTAGATGTGGAATATGTTATAATATTAAACATGATCATGAAAAAAAAACAAATAATAAGGGATCACATGAATTTATTCCTATAAGATTTATAATAATATCTAGTTTATTAAATAAAAATACCATAGAAAAGAAAATAGAATTATTTAACTTAGATACTAATACAAATGGAGAAGAATTAAGAATTATTATAGGTTCTCAAGCTATAAAAGAATCATATGATTTAAAAGCTGTCCAAAACTTAATTATGGTACATCAGCCTGTTAATATATCAACAGTTATTCAAATTTTTGGAAGAGCTATAAGAAAGAATTCACATATTAATTTATCACCAGATAAAAGAAATGTCAATATATATGTATTAGTATCATCAATGCCAAAATATATACAAGATAAATCAAAATCATATATTTATACTTATGAAGAAATGAAATATAAATATAAAATTAATATTTATAAAGTTATAAAAACAATTAATAATATTTTTATTGAGAATGCTATTGATTTTAATATAAATTATAATATAAATTTTCCATCTGACGAAATATATAATTCAAATGACATTTATAGTATAAATCCTGTCAGTAAATCAAAATTATTAAAAATAGATTATCATAAATTAAATGATAATACTTTTAATTCATATTTTTATCAAGAAGAAATTAATAGATGTAAATATATAATAAAAAGATTATTTATAGAATATTCTAATGTTTGGACTTATGATGATTTATTTGAAAATGTAAAAAATCCATATTTTAAAACACAATATAATCCAAAATTAATATCTGAAAATTCATTTTTATTAGCATTAGATTTTTTAGTATTTAAGAAATCTAATATAAATATAATAAGTAAAAATGAAGAAATAAAATCCACATTAATAAATAATTTATTTAATAATGATGAAAAATTTATATATGATATTAATAATAATATTAATATCGTAATATATGTTAATAAATACTATATTTTAGTAAAATTAGATGAATATAATAAAGCTCAAAATTTATATGATACCATAAATATCGATTATGATGTGTTATATCGAGATCAACAACAAATGAAACATAATGAAATAGATTTAAATGAATTTATTAAAAATAATAATATTAATGATTATACTTCTATTAAAAAATATTTTATTAATAAATATGATGATTTAGATATATCACAATTATTTAATATTATATATGAATATGATAATGATTTTCATTTAAATATGATAGAAGAAATAATAGAATATTTATTTAATTTATATACTGATTCATCATATCAAGTACATGTTTATCATAATTTATATATTAAACTATTATACTTTTATAATAAATTTAATATTATATTATTTGCAAATAAATTAGATAAAGATCTATCAGAATTATATGAAAAATATATAATATCTACAAAAAATGTAACATTTACAGTATCAGATGATGAAAGTATAAATTATAATTATAATATGTTAATAAGTTCATTAGAAGATGAATTACATGTAACACCAAAATTAGAATTTACATATTATAAAAAAGCAATTGCAGAAACAGATAATTATTTATCTTCTAGAAAAGATAGTAAAAAAATAACTAAAATATTTGATTATTTATTACCAGTTGGTCATATATTTTCTAAGGAATTAAGATTTTTTAATCCAAAACAATTTTGGTTTAGTAAATTAAAATATACAAATACAAAAATAAATTATGTGGATAATCCAAATATTATAGGATATTTAGAAAAAGTAAACATAGGTTTTGATATTATATTTAAGATTAAAATTAATAATTCTAACAAAAAATTAAGTGATAAAAGACAAATACAAACTGGATTAAATTGTTTAAATATGGATAAACCGGATTTATATGAAATTTGTAAAAAATTAAAGATAGATAAAGATAAATTAGCCAAAATAAAGAACAGAAAAAATAATATATGTGATTTAATAAAATTTGAACTCATAAGTTTAGAATTAGAAGAAAGAAAGAAAAAATCAAATATAAGATATTTCTATTTCTATTGGGAATAGATATATATCATTCTATTAAAAATAAAAAGATATTATTTTTATTAATAATTAAATCAACTTATTATAATCTATAAATTTTGTATTTTATCAATTAAATAAGGATCATTTATTTTTGTATATCCTTTTAATAAATCATTATATTTAAATACTTCAATAGTATCTTTTAATTTTCTATAATAATATGTTTCACCATTTATTATTATTTCATCAGCTTTAACAGTAGTAATTCTTTTACAATTATTTGATAATTCCATATCTTTATCTATATCTTCATAATATAGATCCTTATTATCACTGATACAGTTAAAACAATCATAATTAAGTTTATTTTTATTAAAGAATGGACATTCAATTGATGTAGATGCAATTGTCTTTAAAAATATATATATTAATTCTTGATTTTTTATAGCATTTTTAAATATATTTATATCAGTTGTTAACTCAATTTTATCTTCTTTTTTATTTTTTTTTGCATTAGCTTTTACATTTTGTCTTTCCTTAATCTTACTTTTTTCATTTTCTAACATCTCTTTATTATAATCAGATAAATATATATAAGTTTGTACATTTCTTTCTTCTTCTGGTAAATTTATATGAGATTTATATCTAACACCTCTTGCAATAATTTGCTGTATAAGTGAAAAATTCCAATATGGTTCCATAATATGAATTGATCTTACATTTTTTAAATCTAATCCCTCAGTACCTGATTTAGATATAAGTAATATGCTAATTAAATCTCCATATTTATTTTCTTCTAAATTTAATCTATTTAATATATCAGCTTTTTCTTCTGAACTTTGATCTCCTGAAAATATAGCATAGTATTTATATTCTTTATTATATTCTTCATCTTTATTATATAATTTATAATTATTAAATTCTAATACTTTAGCAAAAGCCTTTATACCATATTCTAAAAATGTACTATATACCAATGAAATTGTATTATTATGTTTTTCATTTATATTTTTATAAATTCTTTCTAATTTAGGAGAATATATTCTTAAATTTTGTTTAATAATATCAGTTTTTTCAGGAATATATATATTAGATAACTGTCTTGATTTAATTCTATAAGATGTAGATCCACTATTTTTTTCTCTTACTATTGAACCAGCATTTTTTAATTCTTTAATATTTTTTCCTCCTCTAAATGATGAGTTTTCTTTTTTTTCAATATTTCTAGCTTTAGTATATTCTATATTTTGATATTTAGACATTTCAACTATTTCAAATATAACTGGTAATCTATCAGGATAATTTTCTTTTTTTAATGTTTTTTTTAATTCATCTTTTATATTTCCTTGATTTTCAAAATAAAAATCACCATAATAACTAATTAATCCAAATATTCTATTCATAAACTTACTTGTATTTTTTATAGAAAGATTAGTATCTTCTTCATTAATAAAATATTTTTTAAAATCAGTATAATATTCAGGTAATATTGTACTATATATTTTTTTTTTATTTTTTTTAATATTATTAGAATAAATTGGTCCATATAACATATTACAACATATAGCAATCTCAAAAGGATTATTTATTATAGGAGTACCTGATAAAAATATTAATTTAACATTTTTTGTATTCATTATCATATCATAAAAATCATTAGCTATTTTAGAACCATTTGATATTGAATTGAATAGATTATGAGCTTCATCTATAATAATAATTTTATCTTCTAAATTTTGTGTATTTATATCAGATAATATATTTTCTATATCATTATCTGATTTTTTTTTACTTTTATATAAAGTTAATGTTTCATCTGTTTCTAATGATTTTATCATATTTTTAGCATTTGATGTTACAAATTTATATTGTGATATAACTGATTCAATTTCATCATCATTAATTTCTGGATTTATTTTTTTACTAAATGATGTAATTTCTTTTTTATAATTATTTTGTAAAGATTTAGAAGATAATATTATAATATCTTTATTTAATTGCCTAAAATGTTCAGCTATTGATATCGAAGTAATTGTATTATGAGTTACAATAAAATTACCTAATACATATCTACAATTACCATCTATTGTAAATCCAAAATAGTTATCTATATTTTTATATACAACTTTAATTTTATTGCCAAATGTTGTATCTTTTTTAGAATTAACTATTTGCACATTAGTAAATTCTTGTGTTGGTATTTCAGTTAATTTATTACCATATATATAAATATAATTTATATTCTTTATATTTTTTTTATAAGATATATATCCTAAACTATTACATAAATATAATATATCGTTTATTAATATTGGATATTTTTTACCTAATTTAATAACATATTTATTTTTTTTATTATAATATCCTGATACATCTATTATACCTGCTAATAATTGTAATCTATTTTCTCTTGAGTTACATTTATATATATATGGAATATGTTTATTATTAGGCAAGTTTAACTTTTTTAATTCATATATAAAATATGTATTAACATTATGATTAAATACATCAGTGTTAATATCACCTATCCATATACCTAATGTATAAGGATCTATATTAAGTCGTTTTTCTGGAAAATCAATAATAGTTTTATAACTATATAATATTTTTTTCTTACGATTAGATAATTTTAAATAATCATAAACAGATATTTCTAAAATCTGTTCATTTATAATATTTTTTAAAAAAATATTTATATTATCTATAGTACTATCTTTATTATAAAATTTTTTAATACAAAATTTATTATTTTCTATCCAATGTACAGATTTATATTTTTTATTTGATCTTATTAAAGGATATAAAGGTATTTTAAGACATAAAATATGAGCTTCATTAACTGTATATTGTTCATTATTATGCAAAATATCATACATATTATCAACTCCTCTTGCTAAAGATAATATTGTTCTGGGAGTATTATCATCACCCATTATTAAATCACCTACTTTAATATGTTGTATTTTTTTTATATTACCATCATACATTAATATAGGTGTATCAATTTTCATACATTTACCACTACCTACTGAATGATATAAAAGTATACCTCTATTATCCATTTTAGTCATATAATCATAAATATATTTTTGATAATCAAATAAATTCATTTTAATGTTATTATTATTTTCTTTATTTAATTTTTCTAATTCATCATATAAAATTTTAGGATATGATGTAGAATTTTTAATTATAGATTGATTACTCATTTTAGTATTATCCATATTCATATATAATATTATAATTATTAATTTTATTAGATAATATATTATAATATATAAATAGTACTAAAAAATACTCTATATTATTTAATTAAAATATGAGCATATGTATACTTAATCAAGAATCAAAATCATGTTTACCAGTTAAAGTAATTACTGCATTACAGCAAGAAATATTACCAACTAATAATAAAGAGAATATTATTAATAAAGAACATATTATTAATAAAATAGCAAAAAAAATGGAATGTAATGATACCTCACTAGCAAATAAAGAATTATGTATATTAAAAAAAATATCAACAACAACTAATGACAAAAATTTAGAAGAAAAAATAAAAAAAAATATAATAACTTATTTTAAACCTGTAACTAAAAGTTATGATAAAAACCATTGGTTAAATAATACTGAAGTTGATCATATTCAACATCAATTTAAAACTTTATTTAAAGGGTATTATTATAGTAATATTCATATGATAGATTTAGTTATGTTTAATCCACAACATTCAAATGTAATAGATTATGAAGTTAAATGTATTAAAGATATAAATTTTATAAATGAATTAATTTCAAATTGTGATAATAATATTTTAACATATAATGGAGATTTAAAATACTATGGTATTGTTATTAATACTGATAAATCTACAGGAGGTGGAATACATTGGTTTAGTATATTTATGGATTTCAGTTCTAAAGATGATAATGAACCATATAGAATAGAATATTTTAATAGTTCTGGCTATGATATTAGAGATAAATCATTTAAAAATTATTTTATAAATTTAGCAGATGAAATAACTCGAGAAGTAAAAAAATGTGAATTTGTTAAAGTAACTGATATTCAACATCAAAGAGAGGATACTGCTAATTGTGGCAGTTATTCTTTATATTATATTTGGAAAAGATTAAATGGAACTCCATATCAATTTTTTTCAAAAAATCAAATATTAGATGAAAATATGGTTGATTTTAGAAAATTTTTATATAGATTAAAATGAAAGTAATATAATTTTTTATAAAAAGATATAATTATTACTAATAAAATTTTTATAATTTTTTATAAAAAGATATAATTATTACTAATAAAATTTTTATAATTAATTATATATGAATTAATAAAAATAATTTATATGAATATTATAATTTTTTTAAGTCTAATTTTTTTACTAATTATATTTTTTATCAAAATTAAAAAAGTTAATAATTTAGAATTAGCTCAATATTATTATCAAAAAAAAAATTATAATATTGCTATCTTATATTATTTAAAATGTGTTAATCAGCATAATAATGTATTATTAAAAATATCACATATATATCATTATAATATAAAAAATATATATAAAGCCTTAGAATATTACCTTTTATATTATAATATCTTAAAAAATAAAAATGATATAGAAAGTAAAAAAAATAAATTATATATTTCAAATAAAATTAAAGAAATTTTAGATAATAATAATAATATTATATATAATAATATTAATCATATTGATAATAATGTTGATAATTATATGTTAAATAATATATTAAATGGATTTGATAAACAAAATTTATTTTCTAATCAGCCTATTTTAGATAATATAAATAAGATAAATATACAATCTCAGGAAGATAATAATAATCAAGAAAATCAAAATATAATAGATAATATAATAAATGATACAAGAGAGTATATAATAAATGAATTTGTAGATGATTTCCCTATACATAGAAATATATTGATTGATGATCAAAATGTTCACGATACGTATGTAAATAATACTATATTTAATTCTATAAATAATATTAAAATAGATTCTAATACATCTAATCTTACTATTGATGAAATTAATAGTATAATTAGAAATGAGTTAGATAAAAAAAATTTTGATAATATAACAAAAAATAATATATTACAAGTTTTAAATAATATAAATGCAAATGTAACTAAATCATATAAAAATAATATGACATTATCAGAATTATTAGTTTTAATTTTTAATAGAATTTATAGTAAGAATGATGAAAATATAAAAAATACTTTTTTATCAAATTTAATAATAGAATTAAATGATTGTATAGAAAATAATAATATTGTATGTCATACTGGTATATTTAATAGACTAATAAATTCTATAAATTTATTAGATAATGAAGTGAATATTAAAACTTATGATTTTTTAAATGAAGAAATAATGAATAAGTGCATAGCAATAAGAAATACTATTGATCCTAATATATCAAACTATGAAGATGTATTAAAAAATAAAATTAAAATAGAAATGAGCAAAGATTATATAGAATCTAAGATTTTAACACAAAGTCAATTAGATGATATATTAAATATATGGATTGATCATATATAATCTATATATAATTTGATTTTTATATTAAATTTATATAAATAAAAGTTTATATAAATAAAAAGTTTATAATAATGGCTAATATTATTTTATATAAATCTAGTTGTGTTTCTGCTTTTATTCATATTTTATTTTTTATTAATATAAGATGTAAATATGATATATTATTTTATATTATTATATCTGGATTAATTACTTCTATATTAAATCATAAATATACAGATGATAAGTTAAAATATTTAGATAGATTAATGATGTGTATTGGTGCTACTAATCATATATATTATATTTATTTTCATATCTATTACTTTATTTTATATATATTCTTACTATTATGTATATTATTATATTTATGTGCAAAAATAACAATTTCAAAAAAACATTCTAATATCTTACATATGTTGTCACATATTTTATTAACTATTGTACATATAACATTACTTATTTAAATGTAATATATTAAATATTAAAAAATTGATTTTTATATAAACAATATATAAACAATATATAAACAATATATAAAATAATCAATATATAAATATGACTATTTGTGTTGATGATAATTGTTATAAAATTGCTAGTTTCAATTATAATGAAAGAAACCCTCGTTATTGTGCTACTCATAAATTAGAAAATATGATAAATGTAAAAAATAAACAATGTGAGATTAAAGATTGTATAATCAGAGCTGGATTTAATTATAGTGATAAGAAACCTAAATTTTGTGGAAAGCATAAATTAGAAGGTATGGTTGATATTGTTTCTAGAAAATGTATTATTGATAAATGTTATAGATATCCTTATTATAATATAACTACATCTAATCAACCTCTTTATTGTTATATTCATAAATCAAAAGATATGATTGATGTAAAAAATAAAAAATGTAAGAATTGTAAAAATAGAGCTTCTTATAATTTACCAAATACATATCCAGCTTTATACTGTTCTATTCATAAATTAAATAATATGATTGATATATATTCAAAAAGATGTGAATATAAAAATTGTACTAAAAATGGATTTTTTAATTATGAAGGTATAAAAAAAAGAAAATTTTGTGCAATTCATAAATTAGATAATATGATTGATATTAGAAAAATGAAGAAAATATAAATAAATCTTATATAATATTATTTTGTATTTTTATAAAATGGATAATTCATATAATTATATTTTTTATATAATCGCCGATGTTTGACAAATCTATATATTGTATTATTTTTATGAGTATATTTATATAAATTTGATTCTAAATAATAATCATTATTATATTCGTTATTTTCTAAAATCGGAATATCATTATCAATATTATCTATATCATCTATATCATCAGTAGTATAATGTGATATATTAATAATGATATCATTATTATTAGTATTATTAGTATTATTTTTATTAATATAATAGTTATGTTGTGTAATATCATTTTCTAAAATATACACATCATTATTATTTTTTTTTAAATTAAAAAATGAAAAATTTAATTTATGTTTTAAAGTTGAAAACATAATAAATTAGTTTGATAATATTGATTTATTTTAATTTGATTATATATATAATATTTTTATAATTATATAATTATGTATATTTTAATTCTAAAAAAAA